TGCGGGCGCCTCGCCGATGTCCATGGCGGTCCCCGGCGCCGCCCAGGCTCCTTCCGAACTCGCGCCCGAGTGGCGTGGGTTCAAGGCGCAAGCGGACAAGCAGGCTGCACTCCAGCCGGCCGTGCCGAACCCGCAGTTGCCCTGGTGGGCGACCGGCGACATGACCAAGATGTTTCCCGGAGCTGCCCCAGCTGCACCCCAGGCCCCCCAGGCCGCACCTGTCCCGGCACCCACGGCCCCAGAGGCCGCCCCGGTGCCCATGCCCCAGGCGCGTCCCGCAGAGGCCCCGCAGGCCCAGCCTGACACAAGCTTCTTCATGCGCAACGCGTTGTCGATGCGTGATCCCTCAACCGGAGAACTGATCGACCCGAGCGGCGCCTCAAGCGTCCGTGGGCCCGACCTGATCGCCAAGATGATGACGTATCTGCACAACAAGGCATGAACGACGACACGATCCTCGCACTCGGCGGCTTCTCAAAGGAGCTGCTGGGTGTCGAGAACTTCCAGGCTCTTGTGGCCATGTTCCGACAGCAGTGCGCTGCCGACATCCTCAAGACGCAACCACACGAGACCAAGCGGCGCGAATATCTCTACGCGACGTCGCAAGGCTTCGACGAGTTTCTCGGGCTCATGGCGCATTTCGCCGAGGCCTTCGACAAGCTCCCGCAACACCAAGACAACACCCCTCATGTCTCCGCTCCAGATCCGATTGATGATCCGAGCGTGCACGACATCTATGACGGATACCCGAACTGACCATGCCAGCCATCCAGACGGACGCTGCTAACCTGAATGAATACCCGAACGCAATCGACGGTGACGAAAACATCCTCGACGCGTTCATGACCGACCCTGAAGAGGGTGACGACGCTGACGAAAAGCAGCCATCGGACAAGGTCAAAGACGAAGAGAACAACCAGCCCGACGCCGACGACGAGGAAGCCTCCGAGGAGACTCCAGAGGACGAGACGGACGAAGACGGCGAGCAGGAAGACACGGACGAAGGCAAAGAGGACGAAGGCGACGACCAGTCGACCATCGAAATCAAGGATGACCACAAGTTCAAGATCACCGTTGACGGTGCCGAACAAGAGTTCACCCTTGGCTCCCTGAAGCGCCTCGCCGGTCAAGAGGCCTCTCTTACCCGCAAGTCCCAAGAGGTCGCCGAAGTCCGCAAGGCCGTCGAGGCAGATCAAGCGAAGAACATCGCTGCCTACGACATCATGCTGAAGCGGTCGACCGAGCGCGCGAACCAGTATCGCGAGCTGCCGTGGACGCAGTTGCTGAAGGACCCGAACGTCCCCGCCGACCAGCTCCAGGCCCTCCAGGCCGAAGCTCAGAAGGCGTACGAGGACGAGACGTTCCTGAAGAACGAACTCGACGGCTTCATGCAGAAGGTGTCTGCCAATCAGTTGGCGGCACGCCAGACCGCGGCCCGTGATTGCCTCAAGGCGATCAACACCGCCGACAGCCCGCACCACATCAAGGGCTGGAACGAAGCGCTGTACAACGACATCCGCAGCTTCGCTACCGAGCAGGGCCTCGACAAGGAGATGGTGAACAACCTCACCGATCCTGGCGCCTTCAAGATCCTCCACATGGCCATGCAGTTCAAGCGTGGCTCGACGAAGGTCGTGACCCAGAAGGTCAACAAGACCCCGACGAAGATCGTGAAGAACTCTGCATCCGCACCCGCCGCGCGCCAGAGCGCGAAGACCGTGACTGTGAAGCAAGCCTCATCGAAGGCCATCAAGTCCGGCTCGCAGGACGACGCGATCAACGCATTCGAAGCCATGTTTAGTGGCGACGACTAAACCACCCTCTTTTTAAGAAGACATTTCAGAACTATGGCTACTTTCCAGACGTACCAGATGGTTGGCATCAAGGAGCAGGTCTCTTCGGTGATCACCAACCTCAGCCCCCGTAAGACTCCTTTCCAGAACGGCATCGGCAACGAGAAGGTTACCCAGCCGCTGTTCCAGTGGCAGGAAGACAGCCTGCGCGCCCCGGCGACCAACGCCGCGGTTGAAGGCGCAGACGCCTCGTTCATCACCGTCACGCCGACCGTGATGCGCAACAACCAGACGCAGATCTTCACCGAAGCCGTGCAGGTCTCCGACCGCGCCGACGTCGTGTCGACCTACGGCCGGAAGCGCGAGATGGCCTACCAGATGGCGAAGTCCTCGGCCGCGATCAAGCGCGACCGCGAGATCGCTCTGATCGGCAACGCCCAGGACAAGTCGGCGGGCTCCAGCTCGACCGCCTCTACCTTCGCGTCGTTCCAGAAGCAGCTCGACCCCTCGACCGTGACCTACACGGGCGCTGGTGCGAACCCGCTGACGGAAGCCTTCCTCGTCACCGCGCTGCAGAGCGCATACGTGGCCGGCGCTGAGCCGACCCGCGTCATGGTGACCCCGTCGAACTCCGTGGTCCTCGCGGGCTTCGCTGCGGCGGCTGGCCGTTACCGCACCATCACCGGTTCGGACAGCAAGAAGATCGTCAACGTCGTCAACCTGTACGTCTCGCCGTTCGGTGAGCAGAAGATCGAGATCAACCGCTGGCTCAAGGCCAAGAATACGCTGATCTACGATCCCGACATGTGGACGAACGTCACCCTGCGCCCCTGGGAGCGTAAGGAGCTGGCGAAGACCGGCGACAGCACGAAGGCCATGCTGCTGGGCGAGTTCTCGCTCAAGCACAAGAACTTCTTCGCGTCGGCCGCGATCATCGAAGCCGCTTCGGGCTTCTAATTGAATTGGGGCTCCATCTCTTCCGTATGGGGATTTGGAGCCCCTTTTTTTCATTGAGAATTATGTCTGCTGAAACTTTCCACGAGGAACCGCAAGTCCTCGACACTCTGGTGTCCTTCGATGAAGACCGCACCACGAACGAACTGATCATCAAGCGTGAGCAGCACATTGACGACGACTGGCTGAGCGCGATCCGCAAGCAAAAGGTCGACAGCGTCAATCAGAAGACTGGTGACATGTATCACGTCGCCTCGATCCCCGTTGAGGTGGTCGACGAGCTGTACCGCCGCTACGGCTTCGACGTCATGACCGCGCCCGTGCGCGAGACGCTGAAGATGCTCCAGCGCTATGCGCTCGACGACTTCATCCTGACCAACAAAAGCATCTAAGAAGAACTCACCAACGTGACCCTCGGAGAACTCAAGACCCATTTCAAGGCGATGCTCAACAACAACGTCGTCAACAAGTCGGACGCGTTGGTGAGCCTCTTTATCAACCAGTCGATCATGCGCATGCAGCGGGAGCTACGCGTCCCGTTCATGGAGAAGCAGATCCTCTACACGATCCCTGCCGACTTCACGAAGCTCGCGATCCCCTCGGATCTGCTGGAGCTTGGTGCCATCATGGTCGACACGGACAACGACGGCATCCTCGAATATCAGCTGCGGAAGTCCTCGCTGACGCAAGTCGTGTCGGATAGCCAGCTCGGCGGCAGCGTGCCCCCGCGTCGCTACACGCGCCAGGGCGGCAGCTGGATCCTCGGGCCCAGGCCGACCGAGGGCAGCAAGGTCCTCATCCTCTACTACGCCGAGTTCGCAGCCGTGAGCGCGGACGGTGACACCAACACGGCCCTCAAGGTCGCGTGGGACGCTGTGCTCTACGGGGCGCTCGCCGCGGCCTACAGCTACCTCAAGGACGTCGAGAACCGTTCGGAGGCCGAGGCCACCTACACCCAGATCACAATGAACCTGCAGAAGATGGCAGACGCTGACGAGCTGGCCGCAGACGCGGTCATGGCGCCGGCCCTGGCCCTCGACACGGATGGCGGATGGTAAACTCTTCTTTCTTCACGGATGGCACGCCCTACAGCGAGGACGACGTAGTCACCACCGAATACCCGGCGCCCACCACGCCCTCCCAGGCGCCCAGCGGCTTCTATCCCGATGGTCAACCGTACACGCAAGCTGACGAAGCGGCTGCGGAGCATTCCGCGGACCTCGCTGCGGCCTCTGCTGCTGCTGCTCTGGCCTCCCAGGGCGCTGCAGCTTCCAGCGCTGCTGCGGCCGGCTCTGCGTCTGCTGCGGCGATTGCGGCTGCTGCGGGCACGGCTACGCCTCTCGTGGACGGCACAGCTGCTGTTGGCACAAGCGCCAAGTGGGCCCACGAGGACCACGTGCACCCCACGGACACCTCTCGGGCCTCAGTGGCGGCGCTGACCGCTGCTGTGACACCCAAGGCCGACAAGACCTATGTGGATACCCAGGACGCCCTCAAGGCCGACAAGACCTATGTGGATACCCAGGACGCTGCGAAGGCCAACAAGACCTATGTGGATGCCCAGGACGCGCTCAAGGCGCCACTGGCCAGCCCGATCTTCACGGGCACGCCCGCGGCGGCGACTGCGGCCAACGGCACCAACACGACACAGCTGGCCACTACGGCCTTCGTGTTGGCCAACGCTGGGCCCAGCAACGTCCTACGTTACGACATCGCCCAGGTGCTCAATAGCACCCAGCTGTCGCAGGTTCGGGCGAACGCCGGCATCCTCAAGAAGAATTACATCCTCAACGGCGGCATGATGGTGTCGCAGGAGAACGGTGCGACACCTGGAACGGCATCGGGCTTTTACCCTGTTGATCAGTGGAGCATCGTTGTTGGCGGAACCGCGGGCACCTACTCCGTTGCGCAGGTCGCCAGCCCCACGCCCGGAGGCTCGTCTAACCGCATCAGACTAACGGTGACGGCGGCGGATGCCGCTATGGGCGCGGGTGACGTGGTCCTGTTGAACCAGAATATAGAAGGTTATCGAGTTGCCGATCTGCGTTCCGGGTCATCCGCGGCTAAGACAGTTACTGTGCAGTTCGGCTGCAAAGGCCCGGCTGGAACATATTCTGTAGCGATCCGGAACAGCGGCGCGACCCGCGCCTATGTAGGCGAGATTACAATCGCAGCGGGTGAGGCTAACACCGATGTCGTGAAGTCGATCACGATCCCGCTAGACCAAGCGGGAACGTGGTTTGCGGACAACAATATCGGACTGTCTGTCTCGATTGCTCTGATGGGCGGGTCAACTTTTCAGGCGCCGCTGAACACTTGGTCCGCCGGAAACTTAGTCGCGACCGCGAACCAGTTCAACTTCATGGGTACAGCGGGCAACGTCTTCGAACTCTTCGACGTAGGAATATACGAAGGTAGCGCCGCGCCGCCGTTCCAGCTCCCGGACTATCCAACTGAACTCACGCTGTGCCAACGATACTTCCAGCTTTTCTCACCGCTCATCCTAAGCTTCCCGTTCCCGTCTGCAGGGCAGCTCGCATACCATCTAGTGAGCTTCGACGTAGTCATGCGTGCCGCACCGACCGTCACGACAAAGGCCGCACCGGGTCTGGCTAACTTATCGGCCTTTACTGTAGGGGTCCAAGTGGGCGTAGACAGAGTTCGCTGCGACTTGACATCTACGAATGCTGGTACCGGGTACGCGCAGGGCGGTGTTTATCTTTTGAACGCGCGTCTATAATGCCTGTACGTATATCCAAAACGCGGCCACTCTAAAACTCAACGCGAGAATTGAGCTATGCCTGACTACCAACTCACCGAGACCGACGTCGTCATTCGCCGAGTCGACAACGCCAGCATTCCGAACGACCCCGCGAACTCTGACCGCGCCGCATACATTGTGTGGCTTGAGGCGGGAAATACGCCTGCCCCCTACGTGCCCCCAGCGGTCCCTAAGGTCTCCCAAGTCACCCCGCGTCAAGCCCGGCTCGCGCTGCTACAGCAGGGCCTCCTCGACAGGGTGCAGTCCGCGGTTAACGCCGCCGGCGGCGCCACGCAGATCACCTGGGAGTATGCCACGGTGTTCGACCGGGGCGACCCTCTGATCACCAGCATCGGCGCGGCTCTCAGCCTGACGCCCAACCAGATCGACCAACTCTTCGCGCTCGCCGCGACCCTCTAAGGACCACAATGACCGCCTCAAACCGCGAGGCGAGCATCAGCAAGACGCTGACCTACGAAGGTGGCTACACCAACGATCCCCGTGATCCTGGCGGCGCCACCAACTGGGGCATCACGATCTTCGATGCTCGTCTCCACTGGAAGCACGACGCTTCCCCGGCCGACGTTAAGGCCATGCCGAAGTCGGTCGCAATCGACATCTACCGGCAGAAATACTGGACTGCGATGCAGCTCGACAGGCGCCCGACCGGCGTTGACTTCGTCGAGTTCGACTTCGGAGTGAACTCTGGTGTGAAGCGTGCGCTTGCTTACCGCAACACGCTCGAACCCCAGAAGCTCACGCCTGTCGCCTACGTGAAGGCCTACTGCGCTAAGCGCAGCTCGTTCCTCCACGGCCTCAAGACGTGGTCCTGCTTCGGCAAGGGCTGGGGACGGCGCGTCGCCGACGTGGAAGCCACGGGTGTCCGTATGGCGCTCGGCGCCTCGGGCAAGTCCGTCGCCAAGGGCCTCAAGAACGAAGCCACCAAGAACGCCGGCAAGGCCATCGCACACTCCACCGCGGGCGCGTCCTCGGGGGCCACTGCGGCCCCTGTGATCAACCACCTCGACTTCTCTACCGTAGCAGGTTGGGTCATCGCGGGTGTCGTCCTGATCGGCACCGTCTGGTTCGTCTGGAACGCCGTGCAGGCCAACCATCGCGCCAACGCCTACAACGAGAAGCTCAAGAATGCTTAAAGAACTCTCCGACATCTGGGCGCGCCTCAAGATCCACTGGCACGCCGTAGCGGTCGCCTTCGTCGCTATCCTCCCCACGCTGCTCTACCAGCTGGAGGGCATCGACCTCAGGCCGATCCTGTCGCAATTCCTGCCGGCCAACTACGTGGAGATCATCATCGCTGCGCTGCCCTTCGTGCTGCTCGTGATGAAGCCCTTGGTACACCTCACGGAGCCCGAGGATGATTAAGTTTCTTCTCGGCCTCCCGACGTTGCTCCCGCAGATCATCGCGGGCTTCTTCGGGTGGCTGAACAAGAAGGAAGACACGCACGTCGTCGAGAACAACAACGCGGCGACAGTGTCGACCGCAGTGGTGCAGAACGACACCTCGCACATCGCGGCTGTCCGTGACGTCACCATGGCCATGCTCAACCACCCGGTCTTCTGGGTCGCGTGGGGCCTCGGGGTGTTCCCCGTGCTGCTCTATCACGCGTGCATCTTCTTCGTCAGCACCTTCCCCGCCTTCGGCTGGACCGTCCTCAAGGTCCCGAACGAAGAGCTTGAATACGCGCGCCTCGTTGTCGGCTCTGTCTTTACGCTGACAGGCACCGCTACCGTTGTCGCTGGAATCGCAAGTGCATGGATCAAGAGAGCGTAATGGAAACGACGACTACCGCAGGCGCGGGCGCAATGCTCACGACGCCGATGTGGCTCTCTGCGGTGAACCCGTATCTGCAGGCCCTCGGCGTGGTCATGGGCATCGCGTGGCTCGCCATGCAGATGTATTACAAATTCAAGAACGAGCGAAAGAAGACACGTGACCAAGAAACTTAATGAGGGCTTCACGACCACCCAGGTGGCTGTGACGACCTCTGCTGCCATTGCGGCTCCTGCCGCTGCCGGCCGCGATACTGTCACCCTCTACAACAGCGGCGCGGCCACGGCTTACGTTGGCAATTCGAGCGCTGTCACCACGACGACGGGCTTCCCCGTCCCCGCAGGCGCAAGCCTCACGATGGAGGCCACGGTCGACGTCTACGCGATTGGCGCGTCTGCCACGACCCTCGCAGTTATCTCGGAGGGCTAATGGCGCGCCTCACACTCCCACCCAAGACGTCGAGAATCTACAACACCATTGCTTGGTGCGGCACGTCACGTAACGCTGCGCAGTTCCTCGATACTACTGGGCAGCGCAACAAGGCCAACACTGCTTTCATGAATTGGATGTCGGGCTGGCTCCTCACCCTTGGCAAGCCGCTCATCACCGTGGGTAACTTCGCGGTCTCGGGCACTCGCACCGACCAGTTCAATGTGGACGCGGCGCTCGCCACGGGGGCATCCATCATTGGCCTCGATGGTCCCGTCAACGACTTCGCACAGAATTACCCGAGCGCCGGAACCACGGTCGCGACGACATTCGCGAACCTCAAGGCGCACATCAAGAAGATCAACGCAGCCGGTGCTGTCGCCTTCTATACGTGGGAGCGTGGCGCGGCGAACTTCACTTCGGCACAGATCGGCTACGTCAACGACTTTAACGCGTTGATGGCCGACTTCGTGCAGTACGGTGACGGCTCGGGTCCGCCGTGGATGATCATTGAGGACCCCTCGGCCTCAACGCTCGTCACCAGCTCCAATGGCACAATCGCTCTGCAGAACTCTGCTGACGGTACGCACGACAATATCGTGGGTGCCCAGAAGCGCGCCCTGGCGCTGTACCCCAAATTCGCACCACACCTGCGTGAGCTGCCGGGCCACCGTCTGCGCTCGCTGAACATGGCGAAGAGCGGCCTCGGTAGCCGCAGCATCATCCAGCAGGCGGGATTTACGGGCGCAGTCGCTGCGGCCGGCACAGGTAACAGCGGCAACGTCCCCACCAACTGCTCGGCCAGCCAGTCCGGCCTCGCTACGGGTGTTTACTCGATCCAGGCCACCTCCGCTGATGCGGACGGTAACACCTGGGGCAACGAGCAGAAGATTGTCTGCACGG